TTCTTCCGAAATAGTACCATCTACATTGCCATCCGGGTTTATCTTCTACGGTTACAACTTCGTCTTTTTGTTTGTCATAGTAACGAAAGAATCCGTCACCTGTTTCGCTCCACGTAAATAAAATTTGGTATGCGTTTGCATTCCAATTAGTGTGCCATCCAGTCAATCCATCTACAGGGTAGTGAACGAACAGAGCAGAAGATGCTGTACCGATTTCTGGTGGTAATTCATAACGTCCCCAGTTCCAGTATTTCATCCATTCAGGATCGTCTTCACGTCTCCCTGCAAGTCTTTCAACGGGGAATATCCTATATGTCTTAGGATAACCTATGTGCTCATTCCATCGGGGCAACATTCGCTCTCTTAAATATTCTTCAGAAGCGAACCATTCAACCCCTTTACCTCTCGCTTCTCCTACATTACATTCAATTTCAGGATTGTTGTAATCTGTAAGATCTACGTTTGACTTATCGCACAGATAGTGAAACTCGTTAATGACTCTGTCAAGTTTTTCTTGAATCAGAGGACTACGTATTGTTACTTCCATCAGTTAAACTTCAACTCTTTTACACGTTCAGTATTTATACGCTGCCCTGCAGATGAATGATCAAACACGGGTCCTGCGTCTTCGTCAATAAGTGTTTGCTCTCCTTGATCAACATCGAACAATCGCATCTTACTTCTATCAACACCAATGACAAATCGTTTGTTATGATTAGGATCGTTGTACCTGTTCTTCAATTGCTTGACCATCATCTGTCCAAGTTTCGTCAGTTCTTCATCAGCAACTAAAGCGATCATAAGATCTGCAGTCGCAGGCAAACCGAACGACTCTGAAGTGTCTTCGAGACCCGGATCAGAGTTACCATACCCAGAGCGGGTAGTCTGTGTAGCAGAAACAATTGGAAGATTAAACTCAACGGCAAGACCTCTCAGTTCCTCTGCAATCGCCTTGATATAAGTGTAGGAGTTAATCGATCCTCCCATAGACTTCATTCTAGAACTAGCACAGATATTCAGATAGTCGATGAAGATAATATCAGGAGAGAAATTTTTCTTCAAACGCAACTCGTTGAGCAATGCACGGAAATGCCCTGAGTGTGCCTGTCCAGTTGGATACTCTTTGATAATCAATTTGCCTTGAGTCTTAGCAGACAACTTGTGAACCTTCTCAAGGAAAGAGTCTTTAGGTATCGTGTCCAATTGATCAATAGCAACGTTCAAAAGATTAGCATCGATACGTTCAGCGATGCGTTCCTCTGCCATCTCCATAGTGATATACAGAACGTTCTTGTTTAGGGAAAGGCAACTAGCAGCGTGATGACACATAAAGAGACTTTTACCCACGCCTGTACCTGCCAGTGCGATATTCAGAGTCTTATTGGGGAGTCCACCTTTGGTGATCAGGTTTAGGTATTCCAGATCAAACGGAATACGCTCCTCATGCTCATGGTAAAAGTCATATCGCTCTTCAACATTCACTAAGTAGTCATGTCCAACATTAGTGTCAAAACTAACTGCTAGTGCCTTTTGTAAGAGATCAGGAATAGCATTCTTAGTCAACTTCTCGTTCTTACCATCAAGGATGTTGATCGACTCGAACACTGCGTTGTAGACTGCTCTTTCCTGACACCATTTCTCTGTCTCGTCGTATAACCAATCAAGGTTCTCTTCTTTAGGCGTGAAGATATCGGGGACGATATCTTGCACATGCCTCTCCATTTCTGGAGAAAGATTCATTGATTGAACGCCAAGCAGAAAAGATTCTTCACTAGGTAACTTGTTATACTTCGATACCAAGTCTACCAACAACAAGAACAACTTCGAATACACACCTTCGAAGTATTCCTTTTGAACAAACGGCATAACCTTACGCATGTAAGATTCATTCGTAATGACATTACGTAAAACAACTTTTTCAAAGTCAACTGTATTCATCTATACCTCAAATCTTGTTGTCTAATAATACACCACCGTTGTAACAAATGCAAGTCTTTTTTCTATAGCATAGAACTTGCCACCATCCTGTTTCTGCAGGAAACAGTGCTTTGTTTTTATGCAAAGAATAAACTTTATCGCAGTCAAACAAAGAACGTTTATGAATCATCATGTGGTCACTGTGATGATATTTGCCTTCATAAAATGTACTTTGTGTTGCGGGAGTAATATTTTCCCAACTAGGTGTTGAACTTCCATACAATTTTACATTGATACCAAGATGAAACTGATACCCATAACCTATGGACACATCTTCTTCGTAAGATTTTTCCATACTCTTTTGAAAATGATCAATGGATTCTTTCAGGTAAGATAGTTTAGAATCATATCTCACCCGAACAATCATGTCATACTCTTCTGGAATTGTTGACAGAAGATCTGCATGAGCAATGATTTGTTTCACTCGATTGTATGCTAGGTTTCGCCAGATGCCTACTAACTGATTGTGGTTTCTGATTCTACGAAAAGGCATATGTTGTTGAGTATCATATGCAACATAGTCTACTTTAGGTTCAGGAGTGAGAAGTACATTTTTTAACTTGGTTTTATCGTAGGTCTGTCCTTTCCATGTTTGATAAAAAATATCAGCGTTAGGAAAGGCAAGAGGTATACGATCAACGTTGTTGATGTAATTGAATCTAGGCAGTCCTGAAACTAAGACTGCAGTTTTCACTCTTCTTCTTTGTCCTTGAATGCAATCGAACCGTCTGCTATAGCACGTTCCATAATGTCTTCCAGAATTTCAGCGGCAAAATCCTGCAGCGGTTCGTAATCTTCAGTTAGAGTATCATCTGGACTAGAGACTAGAGCAAAATTAAAACTGAGATGATCACCGTCTTTATGTAACGCAACATTACCAAAAGCAATTACAGTTTCTGCAAACTCTCCTTCTAAGATACGGACGTGCCACGCCTGTTCGTTTGGGTTTTCTTCTACGGGTGTCAATTCGTAGTGTATACCTTCACTTACCTTGTCTAGGTTAATCATTTGCTACCTCAATTTCTAAATCCACTTCAGAACTGCTTTGACCAATCTGGTACATCTTTTCGATGATCTGCGCAAACTCTTCATCGTGAAGGAGATCATGCCAAAAATCAGCGTTCAGTTGACTCGCACGAAACTTTTGGTCTGGGTTGCTTGCCTTAGCATACCATCCATTAGATGGTTTGATAACATGTCCTGATGCTAGTGCCACTTCAAGTAGTCCACTATACTTGTCGATACCGCCTTCCCAAGATACAGTGATGGGGATCTTAGACTGTTCTTTCACAAAGCGAGACTTCTCAACCTTGATCACAAAGTCATAACCAGTGACTTCTTGACCAGTTTTGTTTTGTCTGCGTCCAATGATCCAGATATTATTAGCAGAGTAGTAGATGCCCGTACCCCCACCGACAACGTCTTTAGGGAACAAACCAATCTCCTTGTAGGTGTGATTGATTGCTAGAAGAGGGATGTTCTTCATAGACAAGTATGGAGTTACCATACGGAATAGTCCCTTCAGTGCTTTCGCACGTGACATGTCAGCGACAGACTTTTCGTCCAAGGCATCTTCTAACTCCTTCTTGGAGGCAAGGTTTCCGATAGAATCAATAACAACGATCACATCGTCTTCCTTGTCCAGTGCCTCCAATTGATTCACCAAATCGAACTTCAACTCCTCTACGTTGGAGATAGGAGTGTGCAACACACGTGAGGTGTCGATGCCGAATGTCTCAAAGTAAGACTGAGGTGAACCAAACTCTGAATCATAGAACAGCATAACCGCATCGGATTTAGCGGCGAGATAAGATGCTGCCATCTTCAGAGCGAAAGAAGTCTTGAAGTGCTTCGAGGGACCTGCGAGTACAGTGAGACCCGGCGTGATACCTCCGTCAAGTGACCCGGATAAGGCAACGTTGAGCATAGGCACATCAGTCTGGACAACTTCTTTCTCTTGGAAAAACTCTGAATGGTCCAACCTTTCGGTGAACTTGATCTTAGAGTTCTTCTGTAGTTTGTGCATCAATGACATAAATTAGTCCTTAAGATTTTTAATATTAATACATTCGTCAAGCAATGTCAACTTGTCTGTCATGCTTGCAAGAATTTTTACATCAGTGTTAGCAAACTCACCAGCAAAACTTTTTGCTTTCTTATAACTCACACCATCTTCAGTCTTTGCGCGAACGAAAGTAGGAATACTATTCAACACATCGTCTTTAATTGTACCGACTGCTTTCTTTACGGTGTTATAATTACCTACCTGTGACTCTTGCACGTAGTCATAGATCTGGTTCCAGTAAGTTTGCGTCACTGCTTTCAACCCTACTGATGCTGCTTTTGCAAGAGCAATGTCGATTGCAGTTCCAGCAACAATCTTTCTCTCAAAGACACTGCCGCCATTCATAAGTCGCAGATATGCAGGAGAAGACTTTGCGGTGCCTCCTACAAACGCAACGTCTGCTCGAAGAATGGCGTCGAGATTATCCTCCGATGCAACTTCGGGAGCATAAACAAATCGATCCGGATTTACGATTGCGAGAATTTTCTCGATAGTTGTATACGGAACAGTAGTTTTTAGCACGATAGATGCGCGAGTGTGCTTGGAGATCTTAGAACAAGCATCTACAATTTCAGCATCATCGAACAAATCGTCTTTGACAAGTTTAGCATCAAGACAAACAAACGCTATAGCATTGGTCTGGTCTGAAGTCATCTCATCAATGTCGGTATATTCAACCACGTTAACTACGTTACGTGAATTAGAACAAGCAAACATAACGTTGATGGATTTTGCGATACTGTTAGTACCTAACACACCAACTGTCATAGAGGTAGGAACTCCTGCTTGTTGCGGAATATTGACTGCAGAAGTGTCTAAGACTTCTGCCTTTTCTTCCTCATCAAAATCAATTTCAATTACATTATCGTCTGACATTTTTAGTCCTCATAAAGTTTTGTATATGTATTCGATTGCTCGATCTGCTTCTAGTTCCAATGGTCTATTATCATACCAGTTTCCGGTGTCGTTGTCAAGCTGCTTGCAAAGGTCTGCGATCTCACGTGCAGTGATGTCGTAATTATTTTTCAAAGCATTGCCAGCGGTAGCAACCATGATCTGATACATCTTATGATACCATCCGGTTTTAGAAATTGTTTGATACTCCTTCGCTAACTGCTTGGGAAAAAACTCACAGTCTTTATACGAAGACCATTTGTATTCCCGGTTCAGTTTAGACTTACGGTAAGCAAGGACTTCTTCTTTCATCGCTTCCGGTAGTCTATCTAGGAAAGTTTCTCCTGTAGTTTTTGTGTAGGGATATGCTTCCATCAACTCATAAGGATCGATATCTTTTCCGTCACTTTCAAAAAAGAAATTGAATGCGTCTGGGTATTGAGCAGGAACATAGTACATCCTAGACAAGTCTTTAGTCTGCTCGTCACCCATACCTTCAAATCTTTTGTTCAGAGCATACCAGAAATGAGGGATATCTTCTGCAGGAAGATTTACTGTGAGAGGAAAGACCAACCTAAATTTAGGATTGACAGGAGTGCTTGAAGCAGTGGAGTAACAAACGAATCGATATCCTCCGCATATTTGTTGTAGA